AAGAGTCTGCGGAAAATCTTAACTCTGGTAGTTATGGTAGTGCTGGTGTATCAGCAGCAAGTAATGCTAAGAAGGATACTTCTAAAGCTGGAGTTGCAGCTAATGCCGGCGATACCACACAACCAAAGCAAGGTGATTCCAAAGAAGCTTCAATTGAAAAATTGGATGATATGGAGCCAGGTAAAACTGCTGCTGCTAAAGCATCTAAAGAAGCCAATCCCCTTCCAATGAAGGGCGATGCCAAGTCTGTTAAAACACAGGCTAGCGAAGAAGAAGAATTAGAAGGCGAAGTTATTGCCGAAGAAGAAGCGGAAGAGCAAATTGATCTACAAAGTCAGCTCAATGCAATCTTCGGTGAGAATCTTTCTGAAGAATTTAAAACCAAAGCAACATCTATTTTTGAAGCTGCGGTTATTGCTCGTGTAAACAACGAGATGACAAAAGTTACAGACAGGTTAGAAGAGCAGGCTGCTGCACAACTTACTGAACTTAAAGAATCATTAGTTAACAAGATTGACGGCTACCTTAACTATGTAGTCGAACAGTGGATGGAAGAAAATTCCTTGGCTGTAGAATCTGGATTAAGAACTGAAATTGCTGAAGACTTCATTACTGGTCTAAAAACTCTCTTTAAAGAGCACCACATTGAAGTCCCAGAAGACAAGTATGACGTTGTAGTGGAATTCCAAGATAAAGCAGAGACTCTTGAGTCTAAGCTTAACGAATCCATTACTGACAACATAGCTCTAACTAAAGAACTAACTCTGTTAAAGCAGACAAAGATTTTAGATGAGAATACAAAGGACCTGGCTGATACTGAGGCTGAAAAGCTAAAGAAATTAGTTGAAGGTATTGAGTTTGAGACAGAGGACTTATTTCGTGAAAAGGTAACAGTAATTAAGGAAAATTATTTCCCTAAAGCTGCTAAGACTTCACCTGAGCAAGTACTCGTTGAATCCAGCGGAACAAATACAGCTGCCTTCGATGATAATATTATGAATAAGTACGTTCAGGCTATATCCAGAACAGTCAAATCACGTTAATTTATAAATAAACAATAGTTTCCACAACAAGGAGAAGGTAATGTACCTATCAGAATCACTACAGGAAAAATGGGGCGCTGTTCTTAACCACGCTGACCTACCTCAAATTAAGGACGCCTACAAGCGTTCAGTAACATCGGTACTTCTAGAGAACCAAGAAAAGGCTCTAATGGAAGACCGCAGCATGATGAACGAAGCATCACCTGTTAACAGCATTGGTGCTGGTGACATCGGTGTTTCTAAGTATGACCCAATCATGATTGGTCTCGTACGTCGTGCAATGCCTAACCTAATGGCTTATGACATCTGCGGCGTTCAGCCAATGACAGGCCCAACTGGTCTAATCTTCGCAATGCGTTCCACATATGGTAATGCTCGCGTTGCTGCTGACTTGACAGAAGCTCTTTACAACGAAGCCGATACAGATTTCTCTTCATCTGGCTTTGACGCTGCTTATACAGGTACACCAAAGAATGGTACACATCAGGGTTCTAATCCTGTAAACGGTACTTATACTACTGGTGGTGGTATGACGACAGCTCAAGCTGAAGCATTAGGTGATGCCGCTGGTAACTCCTTCGGTCAAATGGGCTTCGCGATCGACAAGACAACTGTTACAGCTAAGTCACGTGCTCTAAAAGCTGAGTACACACTTGAACTTGCTCAAGACTTGAAAGCAGTTCACGGTCTAGACGCTGAGTCAGAATTATCTAACATTCTTTCGCAAGAAATTATGTTTGAAATTAACCGCGAAGTTGTTCGTACAATCTACAAAGTTGCTAAGCCAGGTTCACCTGCTACTGCAACAGCCGGTACATTCAACCTAGACGTTGACTCTAACGGTCGTTGGTCTGTTGAGCGTTTCAAAGGTCTATTGTTCAACATTGAACGCGATGCTAACCACATCGGTCAAGACACTCGTCGTGGTAAAGGTAACTTCATCGTTTGCTCTGCAGACGTTGCTTCTGCCTTAGCAATGGCTGGTGTATTAGATTACGCTCCTGCTCTAAGCACAAACCTTAACGTTGATGACACTGGCAACACATTTGCTGGTATCCTAAACGGTCGTTTCAAGGTATACATTGACCCGTATTCTGCCAACCTAGGTGCTGCTAGCCAGTTCTACGTTGCAGGTTACAAAGGTACATCACCTTATGACGCAGGTATGTTCTACTGCCCTTACGTTCCATTACAAATGGTTCGTGCGGTTGATCCTAACACCTTCCAGCCAAAAATCGGCTTCAAGACACGTTATGGTATGGTAGCAAACCCATACGTTACAACAAGCGCAAACAGCGCCGTTGCTGACTCTGATACATTTACGGCTAACCGTAACCAGTACTACCGTCGCAGCATTGTAACGAACTTGATGTAATAATCAAGCCGTCGCAAGAACGGATCCTGACTCGCGGGTTGGGTTAAGAAGGGAGCTTAATCGCTCCCTTTTTTTCGTTATAAATATTGGAAAGGATATACAATGGCTTATACAGCAAATATTACCACCCTATTAAACGATATTTCATCTACCCCTCAGGTAGTAAATTATCTTAGACCAAATGCGTTTAGGTTCTCCATTAAGGACTTACCTAATACCGCTTATACCTGTCAATCTGCTAACCTTCCTAGTCTCCAACTTGGTTTTGTTACCCAACCAACACCTTTTGTTGATATTCCAAGAATTGGTGACAAGTTAACCTATGGTGATTTTACAATTCGGTTTATTATAGCCGAAGATATGCGAAATTATTTGGAATTATTTGAATGGTTAGTGGCACTTGGCTTCCCTAACGACTATAATGATTATAATGCGTTTACAGGGGCAAGGTTAGATAGGTTCCCGTTTTATAAAAATTCAAATGGAAAGACAGACGCAATTGCATATTCAGATGCAACGCTGACTATTTTGGATAGTAACAACAATCCCAAAACTAATATTAAGTTAAAAGGTTTGTTCCCCGTCTCTGTAGAAGCATTGGACTTTGATGTTACTAGTTCGGCAGTAGATTATTTTGTAGGAGTAGCTTCGTTTAAGTATACCACTTTTGAAATTGAAGCATTATAATTAACCACTTGGAGTATATGAATGGCAGAAAATAAGCAAATTCAACTTAGCGTTGATGAATTGAGAAAGAATAAGTTCTTTATTGCAACCCCTTGTTATGGTGGACAGCTATTTGAACCTTATTTTAGGTCGTCAGTCAAGATGATGACGTTCTTTAACCAGCACCAAATTCCTTTGGCGTATGGTACTATTGCTAACGAATCGTTAGTTACCCGTGCACGTAATGTCTTACTTGCATACTTCCTTAACTCCGACTATTCACATCTCTTATTCATTGATGCTGATATTGAGTTCCAGGTAGAAGACGTTCTTAAGCTCTACGCAGCTGATAAAGACGTTGTTGTTGGTGCATATCCTAAGAAGGGTGTTGCATGGCAGCGTATTAAAGAGAATATGAAATTGCCAGAGAACGATGGTGCATCTGATAAAGAGATTGCAGCGTTCGGTTCTGACTACGCGATTAACTTTAAGTTCGTTAATCGCGAACAAAAAACTATTGGTGTAGAAAACGGCTTAGTTAAATTACACGATGCTGGTACAGGCTTTATGATGATTAAAAGAGAAGCAATTCTCAAGATGATCAAAGCATACCCTGAACTAAAGTATAACAACGATGTTCAGATCAGTGCTGATGGTAATATGGCAGATAAGTTCTATGCATTGTTTGATACAATGATTGATCCTATTGACAGACGATACCTATCAGAAGACTATACCTTCTGCCGTCGCTGGCAAGACATCGGTGGTGATATTTGGCTTGACCCTTCTATCTCTCTCAACCACTACGGTCACTTCTGCTTCCAGGGTAATCCATCGGCGATTATTTCTTGGGGTGAACCACAACCTGCACCTGAACTTATACAGAAGCAGGATATTAAGACAGTAGACTTGCCGGAGTAAGTTGATTAAATCGCCATTGTGA